AGTTGCAAGAATTGGCATTGCAGAAAGAAAGCATTGAATTACGTTTGCAAGCGGTTAAGCAGGGAAGCGAGCAGGAACGACAATTGCGTATGCAGTTGTTAGAGAATGAAAGACAAACCGCATTATTACAGAACCAACAGAAACCGACCGGGCAACAGCAGGACGCCGGGGCGATTAATGCAAGTTTTGACGCAAAGGGAGCCGGAATTGCGGACGAATATTTGCAAGCGCAATTACAGATATTCGACCAACAACAAGCGTTGGCACAATCGGAGTTTGATTTGTTGAGAAATTCAGAAGCCAGGAAAACTCAATTTCGTTTGCAAGCAGAAAAGGAACGTTTGCAAAAGGTTTTAGAATTAAATCAGCAAGCCGCCAATAAATTGTCTGATGTTGAGGTACAAACAATTCAAAACACTATTAAAAAAATAGACCAAGAAATTGAGCAATCCAAAGGGGAGGAACGAGGAACAGACATTTACGGTTTGTTTGGGCTTAATTTGGACGACGACCAAAAAGAGGCAATTAATACGTCTATGCAATTTGCATTGGATGCGTTAAATACATTCACGGCGGCACGTGTTGCCGCAGCAGATGCAGCCGTTGAGCAAGCGGATAAAGAGGTTTCCGCCGCACAATCGGCGTTGGATGCAGAATTGGAAGCAAGGGCAAACGGGTACGCCAATAATGTTGTACAAGCGCAAAAGGAGTTGGATTTGGCGAAGAAAAACCAAGAAAAAGCGTTGAAAGAACAACAGAAAGCGCAAAAACAGCAGGCAGCAATACAAACATTGCAGCAAATCGGAAACATGGTAACAGCAACGGCGTTGATTTGGTCGCAATTAGGTTTCCCGTTTGCAATACCTGCAATTGCCGTAATGTGGGCGAGTTTTGCAGCGTCTAAAATCAAGGCGGCGCAATTGGCAAAACAAACCGGAGGAACCGGAGGAACAGAAACATACGGCGACGGTACCGTTGAACTTTTGGAGGGTGGTTCGCACCAAAGCGGAAATGATATTGATTTAGGTACAAAACCGGACGGAACCCGCCGGCGTGCCGAGGGAGGCGAATTTTTCGCCGTGATAAATAAACGAAGTTCACGCCGTTTCAGAAAGATAATACCGGACGTTATCAATTCGCTAAACAATGGTACATTTGCACACAAGTATTTAAAATCCTATTCAGACGGCGACGGTTTGACGTTAAACGTTACCGGACAAAGCCCGGATTTACGCAATTTGTCGGATGATGTAAGGGAAATTAAGGAACAGAACCGACGACGGGTTTACGTGGATGGCGACGGAAATACGATTGAAAGTTACAAGAATTTGAAACGTAAAATAAAAAGACTATGACACCAAAATATAGATTCTTTTTACAGATAGGGGAGGACGGAACCAAACAAACCGTCCGCCCCAATTATAAGGATGATTTAACGTTGGATTATGAGTTGGAAACAAATCAAAGGTTTTACCGGGCTAAATTGTCCGGTAAAATAAACTTTGTCCGTGCTGATTACGATATTATCAATGACGCCCCGTTTGATTCTGAATTTTTCCTATATATCGAAAAAAGCGATGATTGGGGACAAACATACAATCAATACTATAAAGCAAAGTTTATGAAAACAGATTGTACGTTTAATGATGATGATAAATTGGTTACGGTACAGCCGGAAACAATAGACCAATACAACGACGTTTTGGCAGGATTGGAAAAGGAATACAATTTAATTGAGTTGGCCCCACAAATCGAATTTCTTACAATAAGAAAACGCCCATTGATACAAATATACGTTCCCGGAGATAGTATTGTTTCGTGCTTTTTGGGCGGCACGAATTGGGAACAAGACGCAAACGCCACGACTGACCAAAACGCATTAATACAAACCTATCATTTTGCACTATGTAATATTTTGAAAGAAATACAAATTACGTCGCAAGGTTCCCCGGCGGTAATATCCGGGCTTTATAGTGGGCGGATGTCGACGGGTGTAAGTCCTGATGAATTTATGGGAGATTTATACCCGGAATTAAATGTAAATTATTATATCCATATTGCACAAAAACGAGTTGCGGGTGGGCTACCTATTGGGCTAGCAGGTGTTGAGATACGCCGCCGTTCTGATGATGTGGCAATGTTCCGGTATACAAAGATAACGCAAGAACCTTTTGATACGTTGGAATTTGATTTAACCGCCGTTGAGGGTTCCGGAGCAACGGGTACGATGCACGCCGATATGAAAAGTTATAATATATACGCCCGATATTTGGTTGATGTTGATAAAATAGACGATTTAGATACATACCCGTTGTCGTCCGATGATATTGTAGATAATAATAGAAATTACCGCCGGGCAATTGGTTACGCAATCGACGTGGCATTTATATCTAATAATTTTTCAGATACGCCGACCGAGTGGGGATTAGCCGACAGTGGAAAGTATTTTGAGCCGCCTTATTCCATATATGGACAAACGTTTTATCCAATCGCCCGGTCAACGTGGCGTTATGCGTCGTTATGGTTTGGGTTTTATCTGATGGATTGGATATTAGAGGAAAAAGCCCGAAAAGCATATACTTTGCGTGATGCGTTTACATTGTCGTCATGTATCAATGTGCTATTAAAAGAATTTGCGCCCGGAATAACGCATGAAGCGACGCCGGAATACAGCCAATTTCTTTATAACACAAACAATCCTATTTCCGGGCAGTCATTTAAGTTGCTAATAAGTCAGAAAAGTAATATCATTAATGGCGAATATAAAACCCCGGCGCAAAAAGCCCCGATTACATTACAACAGATTATGACGATGTTACGGGATATTTACAAATGTTATTGGTATATTGAGGACGGAAAATTTAAAATTGAACAGGTAAGTTGGTTTAGAAATGGCGGTTCGTATGGATATAACCCAATTATTGATTATGATTTAACGCAGTTAGAAAACGTTAGGAATGGCAAGAAATTAGCTTTTGCGACGTCGGAATATTCATTTGACAAAGTAGATATGCCGGAACGTTACCAATTTGAATGGATGGATGACGTAACAACGCCATTTGAAGGGTTGCCAATAGAAATTACGTCAAAATATGTAACAGCCGGAAAGATAGAAGAAATAAATATTTCCAATTTTACGTCCGATATTGATTTGATGTTGTTAAACCCCGGTGCAATTAGTTTGGATGGATTCGCATTGTTTGCGGCGGTTATGCCGTCCGGAGGTGGACAATTGGAATTGCCGTTTACAAGACAAACCGTTGATGGGGTGGAATATTTTTTGCAAAATGGCTTTTTAGCGTTTATCAATATACAACCGACATATTGGGTTTATGATATGCCAGCACGCAATTTCAAAATAAATAATATCCCAAATTATGCAATTGGTATTGAGAGAAAGAAAAAACAAACGCTAAATTTCCCGGCAGGAACCACAGACCCAAATCCTATGCAGCTAATTAAAACATACATTGGTAACGGTCAAGTTGATAAACTTTCAGTAAATTTGTGTAGTAGAAATATAAAAGCAACGTTGAAATATGATACAGAATAACAATATAAGCGTTTTACCGTGGTACACGTCAATAAACGAACAGAACCACCGTAAAAGTTACGCATACGGCGCAATTTATCCGTTGTTTGCCCCGGCTGATAGATTGTTACCGTTTCAGATAATCAGAAACACACGGTCAAACAATGTTACGTCAGTGGTATTGTATGAAAAGACCGGAAAGCAAGTTGCAAACATAACAACGTATATGAAAGAAACCGGATTGCAGATTGTCCGGTTTCAAACGTTGGGTTATGATGTTATATTGTACCCGTCAATATTGCCCATGCCATTAAATCAGTTGGACGGAATATATTATATGACGTTATCGGATGGGGCGCAAACGTGGTATTCCGAAATGTTTACCGTTGTACAAGATGTTTCCGGTTACTTAAAAATACAATGGTGGGATATTGAAAATTTAGTATTTGATGCCGGGCAAGTAGTATATAAAAACCCGGATTTCAAAAATACGTTGTACCTTTGTACAGAGTTGGGAAAACCGGATTATGAATTTGAAGAGGATGGCGAAGAACGGGACGGGTATTTTTTCCCGGAAAAACAAATATCAGCCAAAACTTTTAAATGTACGATATTGGCACCGGAGTTCCTTTGCGACGTTATGCGTTTTATCCGTATGGCTGATTACATTCATATAACGGACAAATACGGCAGGGAATACGATTGCGACACGTTTTTAATTACCCCAAAATGGCAAACGCAGGGAGATTTGGCGAGCGTGGAAATTGAGTTTAAAACAAATACCGTCGTTAAGAAAATAGGACGTGGATATATTATCAGTAATAATGGAGATTTCAACGGAGATTTCAATAATGATTTTGACAACAATTAAATTAATTAGATTATGGGAAATTACGAACAATTAAAACAAGCGGTTTCCGATGTTATTAAAACAAACGGGAACCAAGAAATTACCGGGGCAATATTGCAAAATGCTTTATTGTCTATTATTTCAACAATTGGAGTAAATGCTACATTTGCAGGAATTGCGACACCAACAACAGTACCCGGAACACCCGACCAAAATATTTTTTATATTGCAGGAGAGGGAACGTATGCTAATTTTTCCGGAATAACTGTAGAAATCGGGCAATTGGCAGTTTTAAAGTGGAACGGCGCTTGGAGTAAACAAGCACTTGAGATTGGGGTTGGCGATGGAAATATGATATTGGATTGGGTTATTGATGCAGCAACAACGCGTGAGCAAGTGCCTTCTAAACTTAGAAAACCAGGGATGCAGATATCATATAAAAATGATAGCGGAAAATGGGTCAATGAGCAGTACATAGGAACATCTATTACAGGTGCTGAATGGGCTAAAGATACCAACTGGGAGCGGGCCGTAAATCAAGAACAAATCTCAAAATTAGATATCACTTATATAAAATATTATCAATCAACCGTGCCTAGCGTAAGCGAGGCACAAAAGGGCGATATATTTTATAGAACATCAGATAATGCGTGGTATATAAAAGGGGCTACAACTTGGTTAGTTTATACACCTAAGGGAATATTATATACGCACAATAATACCTATTTGTACATAAGGAATATTTCCAATAATATATTGATACCGATTTTAAACATCAACGATAAAGAAGAACTACAGCAACTAATTAACGAAGCTATAAATGCAAGCAAAGGTACGCAATATTCAGGAGAAGCAATATCTATTAATTTGTCAGAAACGAAAGCAGGCATTATTAAAGAAAACGGAACAGTAGCCGAGAATGCTGGGTATTATCATGATGTGTATAACGTAGAGAACTATAAAGAAGTAACGATAAATACTACAAACGGTACGGTAGCATCACATCCGTGGGCTATAATATGGGAATTAGATAAAGATGATAATATAATTAATATTATTCCTGCTGCAGATAATACAATACCTTTAGTAGATTACAGGTTGATATTACAGCCATTCACTAAAAAATTATATGTACAAAGGGGTTCGGCTGTTTCAACAGTACAAGCTAAAAAGACTTTAGCGGATGAAGTCGTAGAGTTAGTAAATAAAACACAGAAAATAGATGAATTAAGTGAAAAAGTTGATGATTTATCATCCTCATTGATTACTTATAAATTAGTCCCATATCTTTACGAGGAAACAAAGAATGGGTGGCTTATTAATGCAAGCGGTAATATTGTTAAGCATGCAGCAGGAAAAGTATTAAATAAATACAATATTTCCGACAAGAAAGTAATAAAAATTGAATGTAATAGCAGTCCTAACAAAAATGATTTATGGCTTCAATTTGTGTTTAAGAAAGGTGAAGAAATTATTAAAAAAGGCGTACCTTCAATGTATCCTACCCCATATACATTTGAATACAACAATAAAATTGGAGCAACAGAATTGTATGTTGTTGCTATAAATCTTGAAGATATTAAAGTAGAAGCCGACGATGGAAAAGAATATAACATAGTGGATGAAGTCGCACAAAATGTCGAAGATTATGTAATGCAACAGAACATAATAAATGGCTGGGGAGACTCCTTAACATACGGTCAAGGAGGTAGTGGAACGACATATCCTCAAGTATTACAAGATTTAATCGATAACGATGAAGATATAACAGAAGAATATAAAGTGATTAATTGTGGGGTGCAAGGTAATACAACACCGGGTATTCTTGCAAGACAAGGTGGTATTTCAGCTTTTATTAAAGAAGATGTAACCGTCCCTCCGACAGGGCAAGTGGATTGTAGTATAAGAACTATTTCCATGGGAGATAACGGAATTGATACCTTTAGTGTTTCATATAATGGAGATGGAAGTTCTGTTATAAATCCTGTTATGATAAATGGGGAATATTATAATTTGCGTACAGGCCCAAAAATTGAAAAGTTGAATAGCGGAAGCGAAAGTGCTAATATTAAAGCAGGTAGTAATATAATTACACATGGAGCAAGATTATCAAGTAAGTCTTATATAAATATATTTTATACGGGACAAAATGACGGGAAATTAGGAGGTAGCTATAACAATACAAAACGTATTGAACAACTTAAGAATAGCATGAATTTTGCAAGTACACAAAAGAACCTATTTATTTCAACAGCTATATTGAGAACGCAAGAGCAAGAATATGAATATCAAGAAGCCTTTGGTAGCGCGTATATTAATCTTTATCATGAAATGAGTACAAGAGGTGTTAAGATAGCTGTTGCACTTGGGCTAATGGATGAAGGTACTATTGATACGGCTTGGAATGTTGTAGATGAAGGCGGGGCAAATAAAAATGGATTGTTAAATGATTCAATACATTGGAATTATATAGGTTATACTGTTTTAGCGCACATCATTTTTGAAAGATTAAAAGGATTAGGCTGGCTTACGAAAAAACAGGCAGATATAGTAGAGTAATTTTTGGAAAATATGGGTTATTTTGAATGGCTTAAATATTATGGAAAGAATTTTTAATTGGGAACAATGGCGTATAATCGCCATTTCCACGGTTAGCCCGTTATTGGGGTATTTAACCCCGACAAAGGGTTTTGTTTATGCGTTAGTAGTAATGTTTGCGTTCAATATTTGGGCGGGAATGAGGGCGGACGGAGTGGCGATTGTGCGATGCAAAAACTTTTCGTTCCGTAAGTTCAAAAACGCATTGTGCGAATTTCTGTTGTATCTGTTTATCGTGGAGGCGATTTTTGTAATAATGAAAAATTGCGGCGATGAAAATGCGGCGGTTATCGTGGTAAAATCACTAACATACGTGTTTATGTATGTGTATTTGCAAAATGCGTTCCGCAATCTGATTATTGCGTACCCCCGAAATTTGGCATTACGTATTATTTACCATGTTATCCGTTTGGAGTTTACAAGGGCTTTTCCGTCGCATTTGCAACCGATAATTGACAGATTGGAAAAAGAATTTGGGGACGGCCCCGACAAAAACAATAAAAAGAAAGGAGAAAACGAAAATGAGTAAAGTTGTAATTCTTGATGGAGGTCACGGCGTGGATTGTGCCGGGAAACGTTCCCCCATTTGGGGGGACGGTTCCCAATTGTTTGAATGGGAGTTTAACCGTGACATTGTACGCCGTATTGCGGCGATGTTAAAAGCCGATGGCGTAAAGTTTGAAATTTTGGTACCGGAGGAAACCGACGTATCATTGCCGGAACGTTGCCGACGTGCAAACGTTATCCATGCAGATTGCGGCAATAATGCCGTTTTGTTTAGCGTTCATGGGAACGCCGGAGGCGGCACCGGGTGGGAATGTTACACAAGCGTAGGACAAACGAAAGCGGATGCAATCGCAACCGTTCTTTGCGAAGAAGCGGAAAAGGAGTTTGCCCCGGACGGTTGGAAAATGCGTTTCGATTATATAGACGGCGACCCGGACAAAGAAAGCCAATTTTATATACTGAAACATACGGTTTGCCCGGCGGTATTATCCGAAAACTTTTTCATGGACACGGAGAAAGATTGCCGTTTTATGATGACGGACGCAGGGCGTGAGCGTATCGCCAAAGTACATTACAATACAATAAAACGTATCTTATGAAAAAATATCTAATAATAGCGGCAATTGCTTTGGCGGTTGCCGCCGTTGTCACTATATGGGTGCAACGTTCCCGGATTAATCAGTTAACCGGGGAAAGGGACAAATACAGAACCAACACGGAAACGTTATTGCAGGACGTTTCCCGGTACCAAACAAAAGATAGTTTGAACGCCGCAAAAGTTGGGGTTTTGGAACTGAAATTGTCAGAGTTTGAAAAATACCGGGAGAGCGATGCGGAGTTGATAAAGACGTTGCAGACAAAGAACCGGGAGTTGGAACGGGTTACAACAACCCAAATGGAAACAATCAACGAATTGCGGGCAACCGTCCGGGATAGTGTTGTATATTTGCTCGGCGATACGGTTACGACCGTTTTACGATGCGTCGATATTGTCGAACCGTATTTTGAGTTGCACGGATGCGCCACGCCGGACGGACAATTTACCGGGACGCATATAAACCGGGATAGTCTGTTGATTGTCGAAACGGTGCAATACAAACGTTGGTTAGGTTTTTTATGGAAAACCAATAAAATAAAGAACCGGGAAATTGATGTTATCAGCAGGAACCCGCATACAAAAATAATGGGGGTTGAATATATAGAGATTGAAAAATGAGTATTTTTGTATCAAATACTTTTTCATTCCATTTATAAGATTGTTTTTAAGGATTAGCCGGGTTTTCCCCGGCTTTTTTAGTTTTGCCCATTTTTAGCCCCGTAGCGGGCTTTTCTTTCCCGGATGGATAAATTACACATTTCGCCCGAAAAAGTGGCTTAAATCGAAAATTCGACCAAAATAACTATCTTTTGAACCAAAAACAGAATTTTTTGCCATTTTCCGATAAAATAAAAAGAAATTCTTTTGGTAATTAAAATAAAGGTTGTATATTTGCATTGCTAAACAACAACGACGGGGCGTTTTTCCCGAACAATTAAAAGAAAATCAAAATGGCAACAACAATTTACAACGGTTTATTATACACAACAAAAGAAATTAATCGCAATTTCCGCATTAAAATCAACGGTATTGTTGACGGTAAAAAGGTTAACAAGTTGATAGGCGTTAAAGGGTTGATTGAATTGATTGGCGTTGAAATGGCTAATAAGATATTGCGCCGTGCATTTAATGGCACCGATGATAAAACCGTTTGCAAATTGCGCAGAGGAATAAAGATAAGTTTCTATGTTAAATAAAATATGTAACTTTGCACAATACTAAAAGTTACAATTATGATTTGGAAAGATGTAAAAGGGTATGAGGGGCTTTATAAAGTTTCAAATACCGGAGAAGTTAAAACATTGGAAAGAAAAGTTATCCGAGTAAATGGCAGACCATTAAATCACAAAGAAAGAATATTAAGCCAAACTATAAATCGTTATGGCTATAAATGTGTGTCTTTGGAAAAAGGAGGTAAAAGAGTATCTAAAACCGTTCATCGTCTTGTTATGTTTGCGTTTGGTTCAAAAGAAGTAAAAGAAACGGTAAATCATAAAGACGGAAATAAATTAAATAACAATATTAATAATCTTGAATGGGCAACGGTTAAAGAAAATATTGTTCATGCCGAAAAAAATAATTTAAGGAAAAAAAAACGGTAAAAATACAAAAACTTAAATACGGAATAGTTGTTGCTGAATATTGTTCTATAAAGGAAGCAGCACAAAAAAATGATGTTTCAACAAGTTCAATAAGTAACCGTATGAAAAGAAAATGTAAACCAAGAAACGGAATAGAATATAAAAGAATAAAATAAAATATACAGTCCGGGGGAAACCCCGGTTTAATTAAATAATAAATTATATGAAAGTATTATCTTTATTTGATGGTATGAGTTTCGGACAAATAGCACTCAATGAGTTGGGGATTATCCCCGAAATGTATTTAGCGGCAGAAATTAAGCCCCATGCAATCAAGGTTACACAAACCAATTTCCCAAATACAATACAATTGGGCGACGTTAGGGAAATAGAATTTGATGGGGGGCAAATAGTGAGCCAAAATGGTAAATTCAATGTAGGAAACATTGATTTATTAATTGGCGGTTCCCCGTGTCAAGATTTAAGCGCATTGCGTCGCAACCGTGAGGGATTAAATGGAAAGAAAAGTTCTTTGTTTTACGAATGGTTGCGCATAAAAGAACAAATTAAACCACGATATTTTTTATTAGAAAACGTGGCTACAATGAAAGATGATGATAAACAGATTATAGATGATTTATTGGGGGTTGATGGGGTTTATATAAATTCGTCTTTGTTTTCCGCACAATTAAGAAAACGTTATTATTGGACTAATATTCCATTTGACAAAGAAATACAAGACAAAGGGATTGAATTACAAAGTATTTTAGAAAGTGGGTTTACAAATAGAAAGAAAAGTGTTTGTATAGTAAGAAACTATGCTGGAAGTGTTCAAAGTTCAAACGTTGAAAGTTTTAAAAGAATGTGCAATCAACGGGCGAAAAAAGGATTTTTAACCGTGGTATATGAAGAAAAGGACAATCCGGAATCAGTACGTTTGTTTACAAGAACAGAGTTAGAGAAATTACAGACCGTCCCGTTGGGATATACAAATTGCGTTGATTATATGGCGGCGGCTGATTTGTTGGGCGATGGTTGGACGGTAGAAGTTATAAAACATATATTTAAAGGATTGAAATAATAAACAGCCGGGGAGCAATCCCCGGTTTAATACTTAAAAGCCATGCGGTACGCATTAAGAAAGCAGGATAAAATAAAAGCAGTATTGGAAACCGGATATTACGGCGAAATTTACAAATGGTTGTATTATCAGAGTAAGAAATAAAAAGACCCCCGGCGTCATAAATCAATATGCACCGGGGGAATTTTACGCAGTAACCGAGAGCGATATTTGGTTGATGCGGTACCACAAAAATATATTGTTTGCCGTAAATTGCAAAACAACCCGCAAAAATAAATTTGAAATAAAAGTATTTATCTTTGGTAATTAAAAAAATATTTGTACCTTTGCATTGAAGTTAAGCCCACGCACGGGGATAGTGCGAAATAATATGAATATCAGAAAAGACAAAGAATTGAACATTTTGGCGAAAGCAGCCGGAAAGAAAGCAACAGAAGTTGAAACAATCATTGTAAATCAATTAATCCAAAAGGAAATGATACAAGACGACCCGAAATTTTGGGGATGCACTTTGTTTGATAGTATCGAACGTGACGTTCCGGTTTCTGATGTTGTCGGCATTATCAAAGCAACCGGAATTTCGGTTGTACGTTCCGAACATTTGGACGCATTTCTGAATTTGGTATTGGTCGGAAAAGGAGATTGCCCGGTATGTGGCGGAGAAATGGAAGTTACCGACGCCGATTATAAATGTTGCGGCGGCGATGGGTATTTAACCCCGTATGAATACGAACCGATATTTGAGGAAAAAACCTGCAAACATTGCGGACACGTAGAATAATAACCATAAAAATAAACAATATGAAATTAAGAGTAAATGAAGCAATCGCCCGTTCCGAGGCGAACGGAAAAAAGGTATTGAAAAAGGATATTGCAGCCCGTTTATTTGAGGGTGCAAGCGAAAGCGCACAGCAGGTAAATATGACAAATCTTTGCAACGGGACAACCAAAAGGATTGTCCCGGAATGGGTAGTAATAATTTGCGAAATGTGCGGTTGTTCCGCCGATTATCTGTTTGGAATGGAGGATTAAAACCATGAAAAAGAAGTTTATCGAAAAAATGGAAAAGATGGTTGATGTTTTCTTTTCCGATGCGTGGCAAGCAAAGGTTTTTGCAATGATATTTAGCATTTTCGGAGTAATATGTTTTATTGCCGGATTTTGGAATTATATCCATTTTTTGTTTTCTGCAATGTGTGGATTAATGGTTTATGTATTGTTTAACGAATTAAAGAGCAAATAACATGAGAGCGAAAAAGAAACAGCCGGAAAACCCGGAAAAAAGTATTGCAAACACAATGGGTAACGCAGTAAATGCGGTTAAGAAGTTGGCGGAAGCAATGGGACAATTGCCCGCCGATAAATTCCCGGAAATAAACGATGAACAACAGATTGTCCCCGGATTGGATGCCGTCGAAATAGAACAGCCCGCCGGGGCTTTTGAAATTGTGCCGGGCATGACGGTTGAGGAAATGACAGCAATGTTTTTTGATGGTGCGTTGATTGAACCGCCGTATAAAGTATGGCAGCTAAACAGCAAAGGACACCGATATTATTACAAGTTTGACGACAACGGAACCCCGGAATTTTATCCGTCAGTTACAACAATTTTGTCCCAAACAATGCCACAATCGCCGTTTCTGATAAAATGGATTGCCGACAAAGGTATTGATGAGGCGGAACGATACAAAGCAGAACGGGCGGCGTATGGTACATTTATGCACGCCCAATTTGAAGAACTTATAATTAACCGGGTTTATGATTTGGACGGATTGAAAGCCAAATTGAAAGATTATATTGATAACAACAAATTGCCCGCCGATTTCATTTATTACGCTGATGATTTCAAAAAGGATATATTAGCATTTGCGCAATTTGTTTTGGATTATGACGTTAAACCGTTAGCCGTGGAAATTGCGTTGGTACACCCCGTTCATAATTACGCCGGAATGATTGATTTACCGTGTACGATGTTATCAAAGCCCGGTTCAAAAGAATACATAAACGCAATTGTGGATTTCAAAAGCGGGCGCAAAGGATTTTACGAAGAATCGGAAATTCAGTTGCATTTATATGCGATGATGTGGAACGAAAATTTCCCGGATATTCCGATTGACCGTGTTTTCAATTTTAGCCCGAAAGATTGGCGAAAGAAACCGACGTACAATTTGAAAGACCAAACAGACAGCCCGAACGCAAAGAAAATCCCGTATCTTTTGGAGTTGGCAGCAATTGAGGACGAAAAACGGGATAATACATTTACGGCGGTTTCCGGGGAAATATCATTGGATAACGAACCGGATTTGACAAACAATATTGTTTCGCTGACGTTGGCGGAACTTGTTAAAAGCAAAGCCCCGGCGGAAAAGAAAAAGCCGGAACCGGAAAAAGCCGTTACCGTTGAGGATTTGAAGAAAGACCCGGAACCCGAACCACAACCGGAACCGGAGGAAAAGAAAACCAAGACCGTAAAGAGAACCACACGAAAAACGGCAAAAACGGCGGAAAACAAGCCCGTCAAGGAAAAGAAAACCGCAAAACGTACAATTACACCAAAAAAAGAAAAAGTGGCTAAAATCGAAGAAAAACAGCCTAAAAAGCCGGAACCCGTGACAAAGAAAGATTTGTTGAATACTGAAATTGATATATAAAAGCAAGGGGCGGAAAGCCCGCCCCCGTATCTTTTTCGCCAACATGGGCGATAAGATGATGCAAAAGTAAAAAATAATTTATATATTTGCAATGGGGATAGGTCGGAGTAGCTACCGACCGAAAGGGTAAGCCAACAGCCCGTCCCCATTTCTAATTTGTTGGCAGTTCTTAAAAGTTGGCAATTATGGAAAATGAAATTTGGAAAGACATTCCTAGATATGATGGGTATTATCAAGTTAGTAGCTATGGTAATGTAAGGTCATTAGAAAGACCTTATACAATTTGTTCAAAAACTATTATATCAACAAAAAGCAAAATATTAAAACAAGGAATAGTAAAGGGATATTATAACGTTGAATTAAATGTTAATGGAGTTGCAAAAAAAAATTTTGTACATAGACTTGTGGCATTAGCATTTATTCCTAACATTAATAATTTGCCTTGCATTAATCATAAAGATGAAAATCCATTAAATAATAGAATGGAAAATCTTGAATGGTGTACTATTGAATACAATTTGAAATATGGGACAAGGCAAGAACGAATTTCCAAAAATAGAAAAAGGAAGGTTTTACAATATTCCTCTGAAGGGGAATATATTGCAGAGTACGATGGGGCCATAGACGCTGAAAATGCTACTGGAATAAAAAGGCAAAATATAAGTAAAGTAATATTAGGAAAAAGACACACAGCCGGAGGATATATTTGGAAGAAAGGAGGCTCAAAATGAAAGGTAGAATAATGCGTAATGAACCAATAAATAGAATATCATTACCTATAATTGGGAAAATAAAAGTTGGCATAAAAGATGAAAAGGGATTGCCTAAAAGTATAGATTATTTTGTAAGCACCGGAAAATATGCAGGGCTATTTAATCAAGCATACGGGGATAAACCGCAAACAATACAAATAGTATTTGTTTATGATGAACCGGAAAAGTCATGCAGGGAAGAATATCAATATAGGGATGATGCGGGTAAATTGGTTGCATACGGCGACGGGGAAACGTTCTTTGTATGGAACGGGAAACAATATGCACAATACAGTACAAAAGATTATCCCGATTTAATGGCAGGCGTTGCGCAAAAACACCCAAACCGGGCTGTTAAGAATGGCGGCGACGGATGGATTGTAACGTTAACCGTAACTTTTATTGTTCCGTTGGTTCGTGGCGTTGGCGGGGTATGGCAATTCACGACAAAGGGTACGGCGTCAACAATACCCAATATCCGTGATACATTCGACGCAATATTGCAAGAAAAGGGATTTGTAAAAGGAATTATCTTTGATATGAATGTACAATTTGCAGTTTCTCAAAAGCCCGGCGACCGTTCCCGTTATCCGGTTGTTACGATTGTTCCAAACGAAAGTGAGGGAAATTTGTTTGCGGTAAAAGAAGCATTTAAGCCCGTACAGTTGTTGGAATAAAAAAAAAGTATTATATTTGTGGCGTAAAACAATCGACCGTTACCGATTGAAAGATATTTGCTAATTAGCTACAAAGCCCCTTTTAGATGTGTAACGGCTCTAATTGGGGCTTTTCTTTTTTAATTATGACTTACAATATTTTGATTGACCAAAGATTCGCCGTTGCAAATGAACTGACTATTGTTCAAACAACAACGCTTGCAGCGTGTATGACATTGCCAACGTGGACTAATACAATTACGGTTGATGGCATTGTTTGGTATCAATATTCAGAAACAAAAATGGTAGATGATTTTCCGTTGCTTTTTTCAATCCCTAAAAGAGTTTACAAAAACATTAAAGAACTTGCAGACAGAGGATTTATTGAGTTGAGTTCTTTTGGGAAAACAAAGTATCTAAGATTTACAGAAAAATGTAAAACATGGAACAGAAGCGAAACGGACTTTAATCAGTCCGAAAACGGACTACAAGACTATAATATTAATATACAGCAGTCCGAAAACGGACTAAACAACAGTCCGAAAACGGACTTTAATCAGTCCGAAAACGGACTACAAGACTATAATATTAATAATAATAATATTAATAATACTATGAAGAAAGAGGCTAAAGCCTCAAAAGAAAATCCAAACGGATTTTCACAAGACAATTTTTCAAACGAAGAAAAAACAGTTAAAGCAAGTATTGTTTATGGGTTTACCCCGGAATTGTTGGACGTCAGAAAACAAGTAATTGATAAAGTTGATAATTACTTTGCAAAACTTGTATTCCCATTTGATAGCGATGAATTTAAACGGAACTTTTATATTTTGATGTGTCAACCGAAATGGAGAACGTCGCAAAAGAGTTTTTCAGCGATACAAGCAAACTTAAATGGTTTGAGTAAATACCCGGAAGAATTTGCGTTGATTCTGATAAAAGAAAGCATTTCAAAAGGTTGGGCGGCGTTAGAATATGATTCAACCCCCGAAAAATACGAAAAATGGGAAAAAATGAAACGTTCCGTAAAGACAGAGCAGCAAAGCAGCAAAGAAATTGCGGATATGATGAAGTATTTAAACAATGATTTTGATTGATATGGGAGCAATTGAAAAAAAAGAAAATACGGCGTTAGAAATATATAATACCAAGCCCGGAACAAAAGCCATTGAAGTACGCCGTAGAATGGTGCAATTGCCGGAGGTTGCCAAAGCATTAAACCCAGTTGAAAAATATGTTTTCGCAGCGTCAACAAAAACACCAATTGCGGAAATTGACGATGCAAAATTAGTTGAAAATCTTTCGTTACTGTTTAAGCGTATAGCAATAGACGTTGGTTATATAATACCACAGAATGAAAATGATTGGAATTATATACAATCCCGGTTGTTGGATATTCTGAAACGTTATTACTCAGATATGACGTTGGCTGATATTAAGATGGCTTTTGAATTGGCGACGACCGGAGAGTTAGACGAATATTTGCCGAAAGATAAACAAGGGAATCCGGACAAAAACCATTATCAACAGTTCAACGCCGATTACTTTGCAAAGATTCTGAAAGCATACAAGCAAAAGCAGACAGATGTAATTGACAAAGCATACAAAGCTATACCGGAAAAAAACAATGAAATTTCGCCGGAGCAAATCCGGAGATTTGAGATACAAAGACAATGGCGGAACCGTTATATTTTCCTTTGCTACAAATACACCGGGAAATTAATATTGGGGCTAACTGATGATATGTTTTTGTATGAATGGTTGCAAAAATGCGGGTTGGCTGATGATGTACAAGTTAAAGAGGACGACCGAAAAGAAGCGTTTGCCCGGTATATGCAGCGTGTAGCCCGTGGAATGATAAACCAATATACAGCGTTTCAAGTTCGCCGAAAAGGAACCGAAAGCCCGGAAATTGATTTTACGGCGTTTGAGGTTGCCCGGAAAAAGGAGATTATAAAAGCATTTGACCGGATGATTTCCGAGGAAATGCAAGTTGATAACTACATGAAGAATAATATTATATGAATGGCTATTACAAAATTTTGCAGAACCCGGTCAAAGGATATTGGACACGCACGGCGGAAGTATGAGCCATGCAATAGCCGCACATAAATTGGGCTTTGATTTAACTATAATTGAAAAAGACCCGGTTTATTATGAACAAGCAAAGAAAAGATTAATTGAGTTTCAAAGACAGCAAGTTTTATTTTAATTATGAAAATTTCAGCAGTAGTGGGAATTGACCCCGGAACAAGTGGGGGTATAGTAACATGGCGACCGAACCATAACATAACCGCCATAAAAATGCCAAAGGATATAAACGAACTCAAAGACTATTTGTTGTATTTGAAAAGCATTTGTTCGCCAATTGTCTTTTTGGAAAAATTGAGCGTGCGCCCGGATGATGTAACGCCGGGGGCCGATGGCGTAAATATGGGTAAATTGTACCGAATACAAAAGATGATGGCAAACTTTGAGCAATTGAAAGCAATCATTGCAGTTTGCGACATTCCGTTTGTTATGGTACACCCTATGAAATGGCAAAACGAATTGAAGTTGCGAGCAAAGACGACACGAAAAAAAGAAGAAAAGAACGAGCGAAAACGCAGATACAAAGAGGTTGCCGGGAATTTGTACCCGGAATTGAAACCGACATTGTGGAACGCCGACGCCACGTTGATAATGCACTTTGGACGATACATTTTGCGCAACAACCCCGGTTGGGTGCGTCAGAATTTACCAAGCAACATGCACGAACGTTTATTTTAGCCCCGTAGAGCGATTTTAATTTCAAAATGGATAAAATGTACATGAAAGAAGAAAAAGCCCCGCAAATCGAAAATCCGGGGAAAATAAGTATTCCGGATTTTAAAGAATATGAAATTGATAGAAACGGAAATGTGTTTAGAAATGGAAAGTTGATGAAACAGCAAACAAACACATACGGTTATAACCACATTCATTTAAGTATTGGAGGAAAAGTAACCACATGTTTAGTTCATAGACTTGTTGCAATGGCATTTATTCCAAACCCGGACGGTAAACCATGCGTTGACCATATAGACGGAAATAGAACAAATAATTCTGTTGATAATTTAAGATGGGTTACTATAAAAGAAAATAATAATAACCCAATAACAAAAGAACGTATTGGATTATCTAAAAGTGGAGAAAATTGTCCTTTTTATGGGAAACGTGGCAAATGTTGTTTACATTCAAAACCTTTGTTTCAGTTTAAGAACGGGGAATTGATAGGCTATTTTGAAAGTATTGATGAAGCATGTAAAAAATATGGTTACAACCATTCTTTAATAACAAGATGTTGCCAACATAAAGTTCCAATTGCATACGGTTATGAATGGGAATATGCCTTTGATTATTTTATTGAATTAACAAAACAATTGCGTCATAATCAACGCAGATATTTTGCGCAACGTCGCCCGGAGATATTAGCGACCTGCAAGAAATTGGAAAGCGAAGTTGATGCAGTTATTGCAAAGATATTTGATAAACAATTGAGGATATTTTGAGATTGACCCGGAATGTGTAGGCGTTCCGGGTTTATTCGTTTTTTTGAAAAATAAAAAGAAATATATTTGGTAATTAAAAAAAAATATTTGTACCTTTGTGCCGTTGAGATACAACTAACCGACCGGGCGGGTTCCTGGATAAAATATAAAGCTATGATTAAAAGAAAGCAAATTAAGATTAGCAGAGAAAGAGCAATAACAATTGCTATGAACCACAATTGCGTATCAAAAGAGATTGCGCAAAATTACACAGATTCAGAGTTGAAGGAAGTTTTGAAACAATTGAAATTAAAACCGGGTTTCTGATGGGAAAGTTTATTGATGAAGTAGGAGCAACCCGGCACGCAATGAGCGACAAAGAGTTGAACGAATTATACAAGCGTTTGGAAAATTTCATTGCTGATTGCACCATTGAAGAAGCAAAAGAAAACCGGGACGCATTTGTTAAGGTGCAAACATTGATGCACCAAAGAATAAGAGAAAACAAAAAATAATATTAACCCGCCGGGGGAAACCCCGGCACAAACCGAGAGCAATATGATAGTTAAGAAATTAGAATTGGTAAATTTCCAAGTAATTAAAGAGTTTAACGCAGATTTCGACGGTAACGTTTATTTCATTACCGGAGATAATGAGTTGGGAAAATCAACCGTATTAAAAGCAATTGGGGCTTTGTTGACCGGGAACCGTGACGCCGTATTGAAGAACGGAGAAAGCAAAGGTTTTGCAAAAATGATTGTCGGCGACGACGGCGAGGAATACGAGGTTGAATTGAAATTCACAAAAGCAAACCCACGTGGCACGTTATCAATTAAATCAAAGACAACCGGAATGAAAAGTGATAACGTTTCTATGTTGCAAAAGATTTTCGGTTATACAGATTTTGACGCCGTGGAATTTTCCCGTTGGTCGGAAACCGCCGAGGGCCGCAGAAAGCAAATTGAGGTTGTAAAGTCTTTGTTGCCGGAAGAAGTAAGAACAAGGATTGCCGAAATTGATACAACCGTTGCCGGGCTTAAAACAGAACGTACCGGAGTAAACCGAGATTTGAAAACCTACAAATCAATATCAGATGCAGCCGGGCAGGGATTGACAACGCAGGATTTGAAAACGTATGCCAAACCAAAGGACATTACGGAACTGATGAAAGAACAGCAGGAAAACGCAAAGTTGGTTGAGAAAGCAAAGGGCGTGCGTTTGCGTATGGAAGAAAGAAAGGGGAGATTGGCAGAGATTCCGGGACGTTTGGCAGCCGCCAAAGATTCATACAATAAAGCAATTGAGGCGGCAAAGAAAGCAATGGAAGAAGCCGAAAAGACGTATAAACAAACCGTTTCGGTCGTTGAAGAAGAAAAGAAAGATTATGAGGGAAAAATAGCAAGTGCCGAAAAATGGTTAACAGATTATGAGGCTTTGAACCCGAATAATTTCGATACAGAAAAACAATTGAAAGAAGCCGAGGAGCACAATAAAAAGGCTGCAAAGGTTGCCGATTATCTTTCAAAGAAAAAACAAGCAGACGACAAAAAAGCAGAAGCCGAAAATATGGATTCAGAAATTGCGGAATTATCCGCCGAGCGTGAAAAACTTATTTCGTCGGCGAAATTGCCGATTTCCGGACTTTCGTTTAGTGATGATGGGTTAGTATTAAATGACGTCCCATTTGTCGCCGGAAAGGTTTCAGATTCGCAAATAATGGAAGTTGCCGCAAAACTTATTATTGCCAGCAATCCAACCGTTAAAGTGTTCCGCATAGCGAGGGGCGAAAGTTTGGGCGAAAAGAGATTGCAAGCAATTATTGATATTGCCAAGAAAAACGGGTTCCAAGGATTCATTGAAGAAGTTAAAAGAGGGCAGGACGATTTGATTATTGAGGAATACACAGAAAGCGAGTAATTAACCGGGGCGTCGGTTCCCCGGCGTCCCTTAAACAAAACAATATGGAAGTTAAAGAAATGACAATTGCGGACGTGTTGAAAACACCCGCTTTTTATAATAATCTGAAAGTGGTTATTTCCGATTTGGAAAACACCCGCAGAAAAGCCGGAATGATGGCGGACGCACCATTGAAGCGGCACCCGATAGACCGTTTGCAGGAACGAGGAGTTTTTGAACCGGGACAAATGACGGTATTGTATGCAAATGCAATGGATAAGAAGTTGCAGGGATATTCAAGCAGCGAAAGAAAGTTTATATTGGAAGTTGGCGGCGAAGCGTTTAATATTACAATGAAACAATTGGTTGACCAAGAAAAGAAAGACAATGAAAACGTTGAAAGAAAAGATTGATTTTGCTATTAAACTGATTCAATCAGCAGCAGCAAAAGCAAAAGAAGTAGGGCAGCCAATAGAAGTTTGTTATAGCGGTGGAAAGGATTCTGACGTTATTTTAGAACTTGTAAGAATGGCAAAAGTAGAATATAGGGCGATATACAAAAATACAACGATAGACCCGCCGGGTACAATAAAACATTGCAGGGAAAGAGGAGTTGAAATAATGAAACCTAAATATTCATTTGGGCAAATAATACAGAAAACCGGATTCCCGTCAAGACACAGAAGAATATGTTGTGTATATCTTAAAGAGTATAAAATACTTAATTATGCTATTTTAGGCATAAGGAGCGAAGAAAGTAATAAAAGAAAAGAACGTTACAAAGAACCGGAGCAATGCAGAGTTTTCAACAAAAAAGAAAAAACAAAGCAATATTTCCCTATATTAAATTGGACAAAAAAAGATGTTGAAGATTTTGTGAAAGAAAGGAATATAAAATTACACCCATTGTATTATGATAACAAAGGTAATTTTATTTCTGAAAGGCGTTTAGGTTGTATGTGTTGCCCGTTAGCAAGTAAAAAAAATAGGATATTAGAATTTATGAAATATCCTAATATGATAAAATACTATATTAATAACGGACAAAAATATTTAGATAAACATCCAAAAAGCAAAATAAATGAATATTTCAATGATGTTTATGAATGGTTGTTTTTTTCATTGCATTATGATTATATTGCAGAATTTAATGAGTTTATGAAAGAAAATATATTTGGAGAAAAGTTTTTTTGTAAAAAATATCTTTCAGAAAGGTTTAACGTAAAGTTTGGAGATAATGAAAAAAAGAGAGATAACAGCAACGGGGATGATTAACAACAACGGCGGTTTGCAAATGTATATGGGCGAATTAAATCAATTCTTTGCAATGCACAAAGGTAGCCGCATAATCGCCCGTTTTATTGTAGCGTCGCCCGGTTCGTCAGAGGCTTTGAAAGGTTATTATTTCAATTACGTTGTACCAACATTCAGAACCGGAATTTGGGAGGCGGGCGAACGTCTGACAGAGGAACAAACCGAACGCCGATTGCGTGAGTTGTCCCCGGTTATGTATGAGCAGACCCCGGATATTAACACCGGGAAATATGAAACCCGGTTGCGGACAATTGCAGAGTTGAGCAATGCGGAATTGATAGAACATATTGAGCATTTGAAACAGATTGCCGCAGAGGAATACAACACGTTTATAGACGACCCAAGAAGCATTTAATATGAGGCATTATTCAGAATTAAGCCCGTTGGAAAAGAAAGCGAGAGAGGCAAGCGGGCGGATTAAATGTACGGATTGCCCAATATATAAATTATGCAAGACAAGCGAAATGTTTATTGATGCGTGCGATTTTATTTATTTGTCGGCATTTAAAACCGGGTATAATACCCGTAAAAAAGAAACAAGAAGATTAAAAAAGAAAAAATAATATGTTTTGCAAGTGTAACCAACCCCGTAAATGTTACCCGTTGAAAGATTGGCGGGTTATCCGGTACCAATATACGCCGCATGGATATAGCCGGGTTAAATGTTTGAAATGCGGTTGCGTGTGGATTACACGGGCAAATTATGTTGAACAAACGCCCAATAAAGACGGGCAAAAAAGATTTTTTATTATGAAAAAAGTAACATTGAAAGACAGCAAAGGAAATGAGATAAACGACATTATGAAAGATGTTTTGACGTTCGATTGTGAAACAACCGGGTTGCCCCCAAAGGGCGCAAAATGGGACGTTGATTTTGCAGAATTTCCAAATATTGTGCAATTGGCATGGGCGGTAAACGAAAAGGAACGTTCCTACATTATTAAGCCGGAGGGATGGGAAATACCGGAAGCGTCAACAGAAGTTCACGGAATTACAGCAGAGAGAGCAAACGCCGAGGGCGTCCCATTTGCTGATATTATAGACGAATTTTTGGAGGATTGCGAAAAAGCCCGTTTGTTGGTAGGACACAACATTTACTTTGATACGTCAATTGTAAAAGCAATGATATTGCGAATTATGGGGCGTGAGTATTACGACGAAAAAGCCGAGGACGCATTGTTTAAGGGAAAACGAATTGATACCATGATGAAAACAATTAAATTTGTCGGCGCAATGTTTGCAAATGGACGCCCCAGAAAATTCCCGACGTTGGAAGAACTTTATAATAAATGTTTCGCCGGCGAAACATTCCCGGCGCATGATGCGTTGGAGGACGTGAAAGCCTGCAAACGTTGTATTCCGGTTTTGGTGGAAAATGGTATTATAGAACTGAAACCAAAAGAATATCCGGCGGAACAATTGAAGTTTAACCCGGAACCGGAACCCGCAAAGACCAAAAAGGTAAAAAGGGAAGTTTTAGTTCACGGCCCGAAACCGATATTTGCACCGGATGCAGAGCCGGAAAACAAGGTTGCAAAATTGTTAAATGAAACAGACTTTTAAATTATGAACGAAAAAAAAATGTGCATTGATTGCGTGGATTATCCGGTATGTTGTTTGTCCGGTCGTTGTGCTGATGATGAACCGTGCGAGTATTTCCAAGAAGAAACCGACCCGGAGGAACCGGGAAACAATAAAGATTAAAAATTATGAGCGAAAAAAAACAAAATGTTATGCCGATTCCTACAAAGGAAAAGTTTTCATTATCGAAAGTAAAGTTATTGAAAGATGGCGGGTTAGACGTACATTATGAAGTAACGGAAGTTGTCGGAAATGAGAGTTACACGAACAAATACCATGTATTGAGTGCAAAAGACATACACCCGGATTTGCGTCATTTGTTTAATGATTTGCGCCCGATTATGGAACGTGTATTCAACATAACGTCATTTAAAACCATGATGGCAACGCCGGAGTTTAAAGCAACAAAGAAACAAACAGATATTGCAGCCGCATTTGCGGAAGAATGTTTGGACAATATAGAGGTTAGGGGCGTTTCTTTGTCCGGGCAAGATGATAACGTAGGCGTCGTTTTAACCGGATTGTTTACCATATCAAACAATCAGAAAACAGCAATCAATACCCCACGAATGAAATATAACGTTGAAACGTTCGGTTTTGAGGAAGAGTTGGAAAACATTGTTTGCGATATTGAAAACGAGGTTTACGAATTTCTGTTTGAGGGCAAAAAGGCGCAAATGGATTTGTTCGGGGCTGATGGGGAACCCAACCCGTTAGTTTATGTAAATGATGCAGACAACGAAAATGAAAATGATATGTTCCCGGAAATGGCAGACCCGGCGGACGATACAGACAATATGTAATGGAGCCAATATTGTTGACCGAGCGTTGCGAATATGAATATTGCGTTGCACGTGGTTACGAACCGTTATTGGATATTCGTAATTTTCGGTTAGATATACGGTTGCGTGTTGAGTTACAACGGGAAGTGTTCGGGAATTGCGTTTTAGGACGTGGCGACATTCCCGTTGCCAACCAACGGTTTTTCCGGTGGGTTTGGGAGCATAAGCCGCACAGATGCGAAGAATGTTTAAAGCCGTTACGGAATTATTCCGCCGTTTATTGTTCGCATATATTGACCCGTGGAGCGTTTCCCGAAATGGCGCATGATGCAAGAAATATAAATATACTATGTTTTGAAC